GAAGCTGTCTTCATCTACCAGCTCTTCAGCCTCATCCAATACAAAAGTAGTAATACCCTGGAGTGACTTCAGCGCAGCGGTTTGGTTACCGCTGCTGGTTTTAATCCCCTTAAATATAATAGAACTACCAGTTGCTGTGTTTATGATCTCATCTTTGGTAATCCTAAAATGTTTTGCAATACCAAACAATTCTATCTTCTCTAAGAACTCCGGAATAATTGAAGTAGCAGCAGAGACCATAGTATATCTGGTGAACAGTATCTTATGGCCTTTCTCCATTGTAAGGAAAGCCAGGAATGTATTTACCGCAAAGGACTTACCGGATCCCCTACCACCCGTCACCACAAAGTAACGGGTGTCATTTCCTAAAGCCTGATATTTATCGTGAAGTTGAGGTGCTGCCATAAACAGTTTCTAATATTCCTTTTCCTACAGCTTCTACTACGTCTACAGTGACTGCGTTTCCACACATCTTATATCTTTGTGTGTCAGAGATTCCGTTTGCTAGTGTCCAATTGTCGGGGAAGCCTTGTAGCCTCTCACATTCAATTGGAGTTAATCTTCTTATTGTTTGTTGGTTTCCGACAACATAATTATCTTTATGCACGCTGGTTAAGGTGTTACTAATTCCTTCTTTATTTATTTCCAATCTCTGCTGCATTGGAGAACCTGCTTGTCTATCGTTTAAGTCATTAGGATTCCTTCCTCTTGAAGCTGCAATTAGTTGATTGTCATAATTCATTCCTTTGTGGTAGCTTGTCGTGATACAGGCACTTTCTTCCCTTTCTCCTGCCAATCGTTGAGTGTCGAAAGCGCTTTCTGTGATAGGAAATATTTGTCCTCTACTTCCTTTTGGAGTATATCCGACAAGGTAGACTCTCTCTCTACTTTGGGGTAGAAACCACTTTGTATTAAGCAATTGCCATTCAAGTCGATAGCCCCCAATGTTGGCAAACGCTTGCAGGATTGCCGCAAAGTCTTCGCGATTGTTTGAGCTGAATGTTCCTTTAACATTTTCCCAGACAAAAAAACGAGGTCTGCATTCTTGTATAAGCCTAATCGCTTCAAGGATAAGGCTGCTTCGTTCTCCTGCCATCCCTTTACGGTTTCCAGCAAGTGAGAAATCTTGGCAAGGGCTTCCGAAGGTGATGGCATCGATTCTTGGTAATTCTGATCCTCGAACATCTGTAACTGATCCGACATATTTACTCTGTTTAAAATTATGTTTATATACTTCTATTGCGTACTTATCAATCTCTGAATTAAAAGAGCTTACTTTGAATCCAGCTCTTTCTAACCCTAAATGAAAACCACCTATCCCACTAAATAAGTCAAGTAGATTTATCTTCTTCATATTACTCTCTAGATTCTCTTGGATTAAGAACCCCTCTTGGGGATAATTTAGCTGGCTTTACATAATAGCCTAGTATTGGATTCACAAGGTAATTCCAAAAGTCCTTTGGAAAGTCCTTTGGATCATTGATCTGCCTCTTCTTGTTCATCTTGTTCTGGTGTTATATCTATTGTATTATCTATCTCAGGGGCCTGCTGAGTTCCAGCAAATATGTTTGTTATGGGTATGTCTAGCTTTTGACCTCCGCTAGTATAGTCTACGCTCTCTGTAGGCTTACCATACTTATATTCAAACAGTAATTTCATATGGGCAAAAGAATTTTTAGCTTGCTTAGCCAACTCGGCCCAAGCCTCTTCTTCAGAGCCAAAGACCTCCTTCATTGCATTAAGGGCGTAGATACCTATCCTATCCTTCTTGGCTTCGTTTATACGCGCAGGAGTAGCATTTGCTTTTACTAAATTCTTATCACCTTTTTTCCTGCCATTATTCCTACGGCCGTCATTCTTCTTTATGTATTTAAACTCTTTAGGTTTTCTGCCCATATTATTATAACCGATTACTTATCAGCGTGTTTATCATATAGCAATTGATATATTTCCCATACTCGATTTGATGCTCCTATCTTGCTGTAAGATTCCTCAGAAACCTTTGCTCTGCTTCCCACCTGGACCACCACTTTAAAAGTAGTGAATATATTGTTTCTTTTGTTGTAGGATTTTTTGTCGAACCCCTCAAGGTAAACCCTATACCCATAGTCTATACACCAAGAGGCAGCCTTTTGGTTGACTACCTCATAGTTAATCTGTTCTTTTTTTGCCAAAACGTTTAGAATACTTTGTTTTTTAGTTCTCTATGTTGATTCAGCAAAGCCCTGTGAGCAACAAGTATTTCAGCATACTTAGTTCTATAGTACAATTCAGGGTTAAGATCTTTTCCTTTGAGCGCCCTTTTCTTGCTACAGATTACCTCCATCTTCTTGTAGGTATCGTAAAGATCTTTCTCGTACTCAACAATTACGTTGTCGAATATTCTAATACCGTGGAGCACTGACGCGTGATCCTTACCTATCAAAGCACCTATTTGACTAAGCGAGTGATAAGTGTGTCTTCTAGCTAGCTTAAAAAAAAGAGCGCGCGCATAAACGCGCTCTCTATTTCTTCTCGGTATTGATAAGTCTAATCCAGTTTCCTTTTGCACTAATGCTAATATGTCTTTAATCTTCATCTTGTATGTTTTTAATTTGTATTTCAACCTCTTGAATCTCTACTTGCAATTCCTTTATTGTGCAACGATCCGCTAAGTCTAAAGCTTTCTTAGTGCCTTCACAAGCCTCATATAGTTCTTGGATTTCAAACTCCCTCATCTGATCTTCTATTACGTCTATAGGCTCTCCTGACAATAAATCTATCAGGGCAAAATAATAATAGTGAAGTGCCTCTTTGCTAAATTTAGTTAACTCCATTAAAACTCTCCGTATTGATAATCGTTATGAATTCCGTCTAAGACTTCTTGGTCACTCTTACCCATAAAAAACTTCTTATATCTTTCGGTAGCCTTTTCCACTTTTCTTTTCCCGGACTCATATGAATGATCCGAAAGCTCATAGATACCTATCTTAGCCGTTTTCTTCTCAACCACTAAAAATGTGAATCTACTTACACCAAATAGGTTCATATAGATATATGCTTGAGCATCATAATTATATTTACTCTTACCATTCCAAACCCAGCTTTTCAGGTTTGAAGTGGTCTTTAGATCTACGATATGATCAAGCCTAAGGTAATCCGCTTTACCCCTAAAGGGTATACCGTTTATCTCTCCAATGGCTGGTATCTCAGAGATGCCACCGTCCAATAGTTTGGCGGCGTCCTCACAGCGCATCATATCCGTGTGAAGCTGATTCATTTCATCAAACTCTTTCTGAAGTATAATCTCTTTATCTGAAGAAAGCTGCATATCCCTAACCGAAGCAACTCTTCTCTGATAGTCTACCAATTCATATCTTTTTTCAATCATCTCAGGCTCTAGCGCTATAGTATGAAATATCTTACCATCCCTAAAAAAAGACTGATCTTCCTGTTTGAAGCGAAGGCTATCGTAGTATTCCTGAGCCGATACAAGCAAAGGTTTAAGCGCAGAAGAAGATAAAGCCGCCTTAGACAGGTAGCCGTAATAAAAGGAGTCTTGCTCCATATTAGTTAAAAGCTCATCCTTTGACCAATCTACACCGTCGAGTAGCTTTATTGTTTCTGTTTGCATAAATATTGTTTTTGGCTAATGTAATAAACATTTTATTAACCACAAAGTTATTGTGGTTTTTCTTCGTACCAAGCTTTAAGTAAATAGCCATCCACAGGACTTATATTCGATATAGCCTTATAGATCATCTTACTTAGTGATTTAGCTTTTTTGCGTTCAGCAATCGTTGAGTCCGTTCCTAGGTTCGTATAAAGATTACAATCTATTTCTAGTAGAGAATCTACCTTACGCTTTATCGACCAGGTTTTGTATCCCACAATCTTATCTACTCGCTCTTTTTCTGTCATCTCTGCTTCTTTAGTTTTTGTATATACAGAGCTGCATCGAGCAGCTCCTCCTGGAGTTCGTTTAGCCACGCGTAAAAACCATCGGGATTGTCTTCTAAGGTAGTTCCATATTCCCTTTGCCCCTTTTCACTTCGTTTGTCCATTATGTACTTAACATCTTCTACTATGCCGTCTGTTTGCATTTCAAAGTATTTCTTTTTACTATCACTCATTATTCATTTTATTATAATACATATTCTTTACAATCTCCTCCAGCACCCTGAACACAACATAAAATATTATGCACTTAATCACTTTAGGGTAATTGCATCTACAACTGGAATCATAGCCACCTCTTTTGGAACTCTATGTCGCTCTCCAAATTCAGTGGTCTTCCCTAAATACATAACCTTCCATTCGGGTTTAAATTCATACAGGTTAAATCTGTATATTCCCCTTGGAGTTGAGTTGATATACATAGGTATATCCCCGTGGTCACTGCATTTGGTTATCATAGCATCATACTTCTTTTTCTCTAGCATAAGCGAATCATAATGCTTTTTTCTGCACTTAAGCTCTATTCTGTGTTTAGTGTCTACAGAGTAACAGTCCCACCTACTCATCTGATTTTTAGCTTTCACTAGGTCAGGATAGCAACAGCTCTGTATGTACCTAAACATAATCTGCTCGTCCCATCCAACAAGAGGACCATAGGTCTTGTCCCAGTAAATATCAGGAGAGATACTCATTATAGATGGTTTCTAACTTTTGATATACTCCATTTCTAAAACAGGTAGAGCATCCTGTAGGGGAAACATTTTGCTGAAAGATCCTATTGTATATATTTAAAAGTTCATTTTGTTGTTCAGATGTTATCTTGTTTATCCGCTTACTGTAAATCCCTTCTAAGTAATAAAACTCATCCTCTTGTAAACAAAGTGGTTTGTTGTATTTAAACAAGGAATTGAGTTTGCTCTGCCTCGCATCACAGCCACAATCTTTTCCGTCTGCAAGCCATTCTACGGCCTTCTTTATGCCGGTAGCCTCGGTAATCTTAGCTACAGTATCTCCGAGGCCTTCTGAGGCCTCTGAGTGCTTCTTAACCCATTCCTTATAAGCACGGGTCCTTTTGTCTTTAGGTGCTTGTTCCATAATTAAATTCTATCAAATTCTCCATTAATATAATCTTCCCAGTCTTCTGAGAAATCGTATAGGACTTTAGTCCTGTAGTTTTTACAGCTGTTAAAAATCGAAGTGAGGGATATCCCCGTATTACGAGCTATATCCCTCATCGACATTCCTGTGAAATAGTATAGGTTGAAGAGCTTTTTATCGTACCAGTATTGCCACTGATCAACGCTGCCCTTAACACGCTCAATGATTCTGTCTCTAGCAAGAGCCTTCTCCACCTCCTTTTCATCCACAACAGGCCTATCTTCTATTTGCCTTCTATCGTTTTCACTGTTAAGGCAATCATCTAAAAAGAAGGTCACATTCTTACCCTTTAACCCCTTGTAAGACAAAACCATATTTCGAATCGTTACCCAAACATAAAATCTATTGATCTCTCCAGTATCTTTATAATATATCTTAGAGGTGTCTTTGACATAGGTGTTTAGTCTGATATACATCTCCTGGACCAGGTCTTCAGCTATTGAATTGGGTGCTCCTAGGTTTTTAGCCATAGCCACCCAAATATTATGCATTCTACCTAAGTCCTCTAACATTAAACGTTTATAGGAATGTACAAAGCAAAAAACCCAAGCTGTAATCTAATAATGCTGATTTCATAATCAGCGCCTTTAACTTCGATTTCTTCTAAATAATCTAAGCCAATGGCAAAACCAGTGATCCATTCAAAATCTACTCCCATAATAAAAACTTCATTAGCAATGTGAATAATATAAATAAATACATACTTACAATTGTAAAGGCAGTCAATCTAATCGCTTGCCTTGTTAAATACTTTCTCATTTTGTTATAAATTTAACAATTAGTTATTTAATAAACAAATTTTACTTTAATATAATCAGAGTCGCTGTAGAACTTCTTCATATTTTTTATCTCTACAATATTCTGATCCTGCTCATATAGCAGGCCTTCCAAAGCATCAAAAAATGCTTTGTTAAGGTTATCCTGGAGGTCGGGCTTAGTGACCTTAGGAAAAATCGATACTCTATTTTTCTTAGGGGTAGACTTTAAATAAGCGTAGCTATACTGGATATATTCCACAATAATAGGCGTTCCTGCTTCTATTATAACGAAGTTTTTAGGTAACTGTTCACTTACTAATGTTTGTAAGTAGTTCTGATAGTCGACTATTTTCTTTGGTTTATACTTAATGCCACCGCGCCCAATCTTAAATGATTGGTGCGCTTGAGGGCGAATATTCAATTTGAATTCTACACTGTTCATAAATCTTCTAGATAATCTTTTATTACGTTAGGAAAACCACTTATTATGTTAAATTCAAAGTCATCGAAAGGTTGACCCCTGCTTCGCATACATTTTACAACAGTGGTATCATTTTCATTGTTCAAGGCAATCTGTGTCTCTGTCTTCTTCTCTAAGAAAGACCCTAGATGACCAGTAGGTTTAGTGGAGTTATAAT